AAAGTGCTATCGATTAAGTAAACAAGGAGGCCAAGATGGCCAAGAATGAAAAAGTAGTGACAGGTAAAGTTCGTTTCTCTTACGCCAACGTGTTCAAACCCGTTGCAAGTGAAGAGGGCAAAACCCCTAAGTACTCCGTGTCTGTAATTATCGACAAGAAGGACAAGGAGACTATTGACAAGATTAACGCGGCATTTGCAAAGGCTAAAGAGGCAAGCGCGGCATACTTTGGTGGCACAGTTCCAAAAGGCCTTAAAGGCGGCCTGCGTGACGGCGACGCGGAGAAGGATGACCCCGCGTACCAAGGCGCGTTTTTTATCAACGCCAACACCGTGCAAAAGCCCGGAGTTGTGGACGCTGAGTTGAACGCAATCATTGACCCAGAGGAGTTCTACTCTGGTTGTTACGGCCGAGTGTCTTTGACATTCTACCCATACAACCAACAGGGTTCTAAGGGTATTGCCTGCGGTTTGGGCAACTTGCAAAAGCTGGAAGACGGCGAGCGTTTGGGTGGTGGTTCTTCTGCCGCCTCTGACTTCGCGGTCTAAGTAGGCTAGGGGGTTGTAGCTTATAAGCTACAACCCAATTTTGTTTAATATACTGAACATTTATCATGATCAAACTTGAATTCTCTGTTGACGAAGTCAACCACATTTTGATGTTGTTGGGCAAACTCCCATTTGCTGACGTGAACATGACCATCATGGCCATTGTTGACCAAGGCCGACCCCAAGCTGAAGCTTTGGAAGCCGCGAAAGCCGCCGAAGAAGCCAAAGAAGAATCAGCAGAGTAATAACCACACTCTGCTGTACCCGCGCCCATGCTCACGTGTGGGCTTTTTTGTCTCTAAAATCTATTAACAATCATGAATCAATACAGAGAATATATCCACAAGAGCCGCTACGCAAAATTTCTTCCTGAGCAAAATCGACGTGAGGACTGGAACGAAACCGTGGCCCGCTATGTGGATTACATTTTTAGCAAAACCCCCAAGCTTGATTCTTCAATGAAGCAAGACATTTTTAACGCCATCTCTGGCCACCACATAATGCCCTCCATGAGGGCACTAATGACCTCTGGAAAAGCCGCCGACCGTGACAACACCTGCGTATACAACTGCTCTTACCTCCCCGTTGACGACGTCAAATCGTTTGACGAAGCTATGTTCATCCTGCTCTGTGGTACGGGTGTCGGCTTCTCTGTGGAATCTAAGTACACCAACAAACTGCCTGAAGTGCCAGAGCGTTTGTTCGACTCCGACCACGTCATCAACGTGCACGACAGCAAAGAAGGTTGGGCCAAGTCTTACCGCCTGCTGTTAGCCAACCTGTACGCCGGCGAGATCCCAAAATGGGACGTGAGCAAGGTGCGCGCCGCAGGCACGCCCCTGAAGACCTTTGGTGGCCGCGCATCCGGCCCAGAGCCGTTGGTTGATTTGTTCCAGTTCACAATCAAAATCTTCAAGAACGCACAGGGCCGCAAGCTGAACACGCTTGAGTGCCATGACCTGATGTGCAAGATCGGCGAGGTTGTTGTGGTGGGTGGCGTACGCCGCTCTGCCATGATCTCTTTGTCCGACCTAAACGACGAGCGCATTCGCCACGCCAAGTCCGGTAACTGGTGGGAAACCGCCGGCCACCGAGCACTGGCCAACAACAGCGCCGTGTACGACGTCAAGCCCACTGTGGGCACGTTCTTGGAAGAGTGGACGTCGCTGTACAACAGCCACTCTGGTGAGCGCGGTATTTTCAACCGCGAGGCCGCCAAGGCCGCTGTGGCCAAGTACGGCAAGCGTGACCCCAACTACGAGTTTGGCACAAACCCCTGCAGTGAGATCATCCTGCGCCCCTACCAGTTCTGTAACCTGACAGAGGTGATGGTGCGCCCAGAGGACACACTGGAGAGCCTGAAGCAGAAGGTGCGCATGGCGGCCATTTTGGGCACCATCCAAGCCACGTTCACGCACTTCCCTTACCTGCGCAAGGTCTGGCAACGCAACACCGAGGAGGAGCGTTTGTTGGGTGTGTCATTGACCGGCATCTACGACCACAAGGTCACAAGCGACGTGAACGGTGCCGCGTTGTGGTTGCCCCAGTTGCGCTTGGTTGCTGAAGAGGCCAACGCTGAGTTCGCCGACCTGCTCGGTATCCCACGCTCAACAGCCATCACGGCAGTTAAGCCCAGCGGTACTGTGAGCCAGTTGACAGACACAGCAAGCGGCATCCACCCACGCCACTCACCCTACTACATTCGCCGCGTGCGCGGTGACATGAAGGACCCACTGTCCCAGTTCTTGATCTCCCAAGGCATCCCCAACGAGCCCTGCGTGATGAAGCCCAACAACACCGTGGTGTTCAGTTTCCCACAGAAGGCGCCAGAGGGTTTGACCACACGCGACGACATTGACGCGATCAAGCACTTGGGCCTGTGGCTGGCGTATCAGCGCCACTGGTGTGAGCACAAGCCCTCTGTGACCATCTCGGTTAAAGAGGAAGAGTGGCCAAAGGTGGGCGCGTTTGTATGGGAACACTTTGACGAAATGTCTGGTGTGTCGTTCTTGCCCCACGACGGCGGCACGTACAGACAGGCCCCCTACGAGGAGTGCACCAAGGAAGACTACGACCGACTGTTGGCCCAAATGCCAACAATCAACTGGGCCGCGTTCACAGAGAACAAGGACAACGTTGAAGGTGCTCAGACCTTGGCTTGCACCGCCGGTGGTTGCGAGATATAATTAAATCGGGGCGGTACCTCTGGGAGTTCTCGGGGGAGCGCATACCGCCCCACCTTATACTTAAAAGCTATGACTGAATACTTAAAAACGATGACTGTATACACAAAGGACAACTGTCCTGCGTGTGTCTTAGTCAAGAACCGATTGCATAATCAGGGTGTCGAGTTTAAAGAAGTAAAAATTGGTCGGGACATCACTGCCGAGGCGTTCAAGGAACAATTTCCCAACGTGCGCATGGTGCCCCATGTTGTTGAATTAGGAGAATGAAATGAAAGACAAATTGTTAGAAATTTGTGAAAGCATTTTGGGTGCTTTTACCTTGTTGGTAGGATTCTTGTTTGCCTGTTACTTGGTGTTCATAGGCGTGGGCCTGTGGGGTCACCTGCACATGTACGCACTGAGCGCATACAAATGAAAGAGGGCGTCAAATACGACGGCGATAAGATACGATGGTCCCTACTGCCCCTCGGGGCGGTTAGGGAGGTCGTTGAGGTGCTTGAGTACGGCGCCCACAAATACGCGCCAGACAACTGGCGCAAAGTCCCAGACAAGGAAGCACGTTACTGGGACGCGGCCATGCGACACATTGTCGAGTGGAAAATTGGCAACAGCCTAGACGAGGAAACAAATCGGTCACACCTAGCCCACGCGGCGTGTTGCCTTTTGTACCTACTGGCCTTTGAACAGGAGGCGCGCCATGAGTGACGGCGGCAAGGGCGACAAGCAACGCCCAACAGACCAAAAAAAGTATTCGGAAAATTACGACAAGATTTTTGGTAAAAAGAAACCAGAACCAAAACCTGTGGTATAGTCTCGGTGTGTTTCATGGTGAGTCCTTGGTTGGACTTTTAAGCAGGGGAGGCAACTTCCCTGCTCTTTTTTAAACGCAGATTCGTCTGCATGCCTTAGGAGCAATTATGTCAGTTCTTTCAATCGACTTCGAAACGCGTAGCACAATCGATCTCAAGGTCTACGGCCTTGATGTGTACGCTTCATCCCCCACAACAGAAATCATTTGCCTTGCCGCAGGGTTTACCACAGACGACGTGCAGGTTTGGACGCCGGACCAAGTACCCCAGTGGGTATTAGACCATGCGGCGAATGGAGGCTTAATCGCCGCATGGAATGCGTCGTTTGAGCATCACATTTGGAACCGCGTAGGCACACGTTTTGGGTGGCCTGAAATTCAATGGGAGCAACTGATTGACTCCATGGCCATCGCGGCCGCAAACAACATTCCCCAAGACTTGGACACAGCCGGCGCGGTCATGCGGGCTGACGTCCAAAAGGACAAGCGCGGCAAAAAGCTTATTCAGCTTTTGAGCAAGCCCAAAAAGAATGGCACATTCAATGAGGATCCAGAGTTACTGGCCGAGATGCTTGAGTACTGCAAGCGTGACGTGCAGACAGAATTAACAATTGTCAGCAAATTACGCAAACTATCACCATCCGAACAGGCTGTGTGGGTTGCCACACAGAAGATCAACCAACGCGGTGTTCCAGTGGACCCCGTTGAATTGGCCAACGTGATCAACTTGGTGGATCGTGAGATGGACCACATCAACGAAGAGATCACGCGCCTGACAGGTGGCATTGAGGTGTCCAAGCGTGAGCAACTACTCAACTGGTTCCGCACCAACGGCGTGCCACTGACTGACATGCAGGCCGAAACAATTGAGACCGAGGCCAAGAAGACGCATGCCAACCCAGACGTTGACAAGGTGCTCAAGTTGCGCTCTGAGGGCTCCAAGACGTCTGTCACCAAGTTCAGGAAGATGGCCGACGTTCAGGTGGACGGGCGCATTCGTAACGGTCTGGTGTACCACGGCGCCTCCACGGGCCGTTGGGCCAGTCGAGGGATCAACCTGCAGAACATCGCGCGACCCGCGCTGTGGATGAAGGACCAAGACATTGTGGACGCGGTGCAGATCGGTCTGGAGTACGGCGGCTACTTGGCCATGAAGGAGCGCTTTGGTGACCGCGTGATGGACGCGTGCTCGTCAATTGTGCGCAACGCCATCAAGGCACCAGAGGGCTATACCTTTGTGGACGCTGACCTGTCATCGATCGAGAACAGGGTGGCGTCGTGGATCGCGGGTCAGAACGACAAGGTGGAACTATTCCGCCAAGGTTTGGACGAATACAAAACGTTCGCGTCAACAAGCCTGTACAAAGTGCCATACGAAGAGGTGACCAAGGACATGCGTCAGGTCAGCAAGTCCGCTGTGCTTGGTTGCATGTTTGGGCAGGGCGCAAAGGGCCTTGTGTCCTACGCAGAAGGCATGGGGGTGATGTTGGACCTCGGACAGGCCGAGAACGCTGTGAACGCGTATCGGCTGTCTTATGCCAAGGTGAAGAACTGTTGGTACCTAATGGGCCAAGCGGCCATCGACGCCATTAACGAGCAAGGACGCGCGTTTAAGGCCGGTAAGGTGACGTTTAAGGTGTCTAAAGGGGCGCTGTGGATGCAACTGCCCAGTGGCCGTTTAATTTGTTGGCAGGCACCCGAGGTCGTTCAGGAGCACACGCCATGGGGTAAGTTGGCTGACGTGGTGTACGTCACTAGTCAGAACACCTTTACCCGCAAGTGGGGGCGCAACAAACTGATCGGCCCTAGCATCTTCCAGTCCTCCGTTCAGGGAACCGCACGCGATTTTCTTGCCGAGGCTACGCTTAAACTGGAGGGTGAAGGCGTGTCGGTGATTAACCTGATCCATGATGAAATTCTTTCGTTATGCCGTGTTGAGGACGCGAAACAAACTGAAGAATTGGTGATGCAGGCTTTGACTACACCACCAAGTTGGGCGGGAGATTTCCCGCTTGCGGCAGAGTCTTGGATCGACACACGCTACCGCAAATAAGGGCGAGGAGGGGGCGGTTTGGTAGCCGCTCTTCTCCTCCACGCTTACAAGTGTGTCAAACCACCTTTGGCGTAGTTCACGCCGTATCTGGTTTTTAGCCGTGGATCCTGCCACGATGTTTTCTCCACGTCACGGGCCAAAACCAGCGGGCCGGCCTGAATCTTCTCAGCCGCGCTGAACACGGGTTGCATGTCGGCCTTGTCGTAGAATTGTGAACCGCGGTAAGGGTTCATGCCGATCTGGCGCCATGTGGGGTCCTGTAGGGCCTCTGCAAGCATCCTGCGGACTTCCTCGTCCTTGGTTGTTTGTTGGTTGCCCACCATCATAGCGAACGGGCCTTTATCAGCGCCCTCTTCCGCGGCCAAGGGTGTCAACCCTTGCGGTCTGGTCCCAAGCCCCACGCGAATGGCTTTATTCGGGTCAGACTTAAACTCCACGTCTTTTAAATGGCCTGTGTGGCCGTAGCCAATAGGCTTGCCCGCTGGGTCGTGCATGGTGTCCACATAAATACCGTAGCGCTCGTACGCGGGGATGTCAAGGCGGTTGCCCACGCGCATGCCCTCTGGCACCTGCAGGTTCAGGCCAAGAATACCCCTGTCAGCTTTGTTCTTGTCTAGTGCAGACACAATGTCAATATTGGAGTGCGCGGTTGGCAACTCAGTCAACGGGCGAATTGGCCTGCGCTCGTTCATGATGCGCAGGTAGTCCGCCTGTGAGATCTTGCCGGTCATGTACGCTTCAAGCGCTTGGGCCAGTTGGGGGTCCTGCTGTTGCTTAAAAGGTTTTGCGTTCAGCTTGCGCCATGCGTCAACCTTTTCAGGCGTCAGTTTGAGCATGTCATACGCGGACTGTGCAATTCGCGTCAACCCACCCACCTTGCCGCCTTCAGCGAATCCGCTGGCTTGCAGATCCTTAATCCACTGCTCGGTGATTAACTGGCGAGGATATACCCGCTCTGAGGCGCCCTCAGGCGTGTAGCCCAGTGTGTGCTCGTAGTAGCCGGGTTGTTTCAATGCGCCAGACTTCTTAGGCATGGTGTTGCCTGTGTCTTCACGCCATTTGCGCTGGAAGTCCATCAAGGACAACTCAGAGGGCACCGGTTTGTACGTCACACCCAAGTCTTCGCCATATAACTGCCAAGGGTATGCCTTGTTCAGGTCGGGACGTGGAATAGGTTCTACCTCACCAGACAGCTTGAACGCACGAGGACCCATGGCGAACGTTGGCGCTTCGTTGGTCAACGGATCGCGCATCTTGTCCAACACACCTTGATAGTCAAAGATCTGGGCTTTTGTTTTACCCAAACCCTCTTTACCAAAAGCGTGGTTTGCGATCGCTTTGCGAATGTCAAACGTGTCGCCATATTTTTTAACGGCGTTCTTATCCAAAATATCAAAACCTGCAATAGGTTCAAATTTTGGGTTTTTAAGACCCGCGCTCAAGCCGCCGGTTTGCATGTACTGATTGATCTCTGCAATTTTCTCAGGAGTCAATTTGTGCGTGTTTTTGTAGAACTCTTTGAGCAAGTTCTCATACACCAACTGGTTAGACTGGTGCATGTTCTCTGAGCCAAGGAGCGGTGCAAAGATCTGGCGATCTGCGCCGCCGTAGCGAGGGTCGGTTGCCAAGTTGGCAATGCTTGTCGCTGTGGCTTGTTGGCCAGAGCCCCATGGGCGTCGACCATACTCAGGGCGCACCAAAGAGTTAGCACTGTAGCTAGGACCGCCAACGCCGCCCATACGGTCTGCTTGGGTAGGCACGAAGTAGCTGTTCAAATAGTTTTGTGCCCAGTCAGACAGCTTGTCTACTTGCTTGCCACCCAACTTCCATGCGGCTTTTGCCGCGCCTACCTTGCCACCGCCGTCAAAGTGCTCAACGGCGGACAGGCCGCCGACCGGCTTTTTTACTGCACCACCTTTTTTATACTTGGGCGCCTCACCCGATGGTTGCAACACTGACTTTGTTTCGTCTTCTGTTTTGAAAATATCGTACAGCTTTTGTGCCCCTGCACCCAGCACGCTTGTCAGCGCGCCTGCTAATTTGACCTTGGGGTTTGGAGCAAACGTAGCGGCCGCACCTGCCCCGCTAACACCCGCCAGACCTGCGCCAGCATAGTCACCCTGCGCGGCGCGCTGTGCCATGTCATTAGCTTGCGCGGCGGTCATGCCACCGGCGAGTGTGTTAGCCGCGCGGCCCGGACCAGAGCCAAAGTTAATTGGTTTGGGTTGTGTCACAGGCAAGCCACCGGTAGGGGTTTGCACGGGCACTGGAGGGGGTAATACTTTACTGCCTTGGCCTACTGTGTTAGGAAGTGCAATCAACGAGTCCGGTGTTGCAGGCGCCATGTTAGGGTACATAGCCTGCGCTTTGGCCAGACGTGCACGCATCAAAGGCTCTGCCTCACCCGCGGCGGCTTGACTAGGTTGGCCAAACAAACTTTGAGCCAACATTTTTTCATGTTGGTTTGCAATCCAGTTGTCTTTGCCCGTACCAAACAGCGGTGCTTTATTTGACGCATTAGCGGTTGCGGCGGCTTGCTCTTGCGCCACTCTTAATTTATCTGCCGCAATTTGAATACGCATCTGCTCCATGCGCTTTTTGCTAGTTGGTTTATCTGGACCAAATGCAAAACCTGCGGCGGCACCTGCGCCACCAAGCATGACGTCTGACTCATCGCGTTGGCGGCCAAAGCCCGGTGCGGGTGCTGTGGTGCCTGCAAGGCCTGTAAGGTCTAACGGCGCAACCTCTTCTAGTTCAATGTTGAATTTAGAAGCTGGTGCGGCCTGTGCGGTTGAAACGAGTGCGTTGGATGTTGGCATGCCTGCGTATCCTTTAACTTTCTGAATGTGGTTTACAGCGGCAGGACTAGCTTGCCCCGATTTAAAATAAGGACTATTAGGGCCGTCGTGATAGGCAATCAAAGCCTTGTCCACGTCACCTTGGTACTTGTCAAGCATTTGCTTCATGTAAGCAACACCGCCACGAATGTTTTCCATTTCGTTGTGGCGGTTTACACCCATGTCCTTGGCGGCGGCTTTTCCAAGCATCATCACGCCAGTGGGTCCTGTCTTGGATTTCTTACTCTGGTCAAAACCGCTCTCCTGCATGGCCATACCATAAGCCAGCTCAGGGGGCACGCCTTGCCTTTTCGCTTCCGCAATAACGCGCTGTGCTGTGGCGCGTTGCTTTGGGCTGAGTGATTCAAGACCGGTCATTATTATTGGTCTCCGGGATATTTAGCGTTTTCAACACCAAACGCTTTAGCAGTTCGGTAGTACTGTTTGCGTTGCATGTCTTTAAGTTCCGGACTGCTCTTGAACTGAGACCATGTCATGCCAGCGTCTTTCATCTGACTCCACAGGCGGTCTTGGTCCATTTTGTTGCGCGCCTCAAGTTCTGTGGCCTTGGCCATGCGCATCAAGTTGGCTGGAGACATGCGGTCAACGTCACCCACAGCAGTTTTAATTAAATCACGCTCGGTGTTTGAAACAGCGCCTTGGCCTTCATACGCCACGCGAGTGTATGCAAGTTTCATACGCTCTACTTCTTTGGCAACGCGAGTGTATGCGTCCATGACCGCGGGGTCTTTGGCCCTTGGATCCATCTTGACCACAGCCTCAGTAAACTTAGGTAAGTTAACTGAACCCATGTTACCAACTTGAATACCGCCGTCAATCAAACCAAAGAACGCAGACTGTGCGCCACCACCAGCAAGCTTGCCTAATAGGCTTCCTGCTGTGCGAATATCTTTCTGCATATTCTGCGCCATTAGGGAATTAGTCTGTGCTTCTTTCACATCAGCAGAATGTTGTTCTTGTTGTTTGGCCGCAGTAGTAGCCAATCCTTCTTTTTCTTTTGTTTCAGCGGAAATATCAACGCCAGCTTTCTTTTGTTTCCAATCCAGATCTTCTTTAGATCCGGGTGCAAAAGGCGAACGTTGTGTGGGTGCCGCGGCCACCGGAGCGACTGCGGGGGTGACTGCGGGGGTGACTGCGGGGGCAGGTGCCGCGCCAACCACTGGGGCGGGCATAGGGGCCGCAGGAGCCGCCGAGGGAGCCGTTGTGGGAGCACCACCTGCCAAAACACCACTGGCGGCGCTGAACGGTGTTTGTTGAACAGTTCCGCCGGGAGTGCGAACATCTTGAGGATTCAAAGCACCCGCGCCAATAACATTGGTAAGCATTGCCGCATTCCATGTGGGCGAACCCTCTTGAACACCCGCCATTTTTAAACGGCGTGCAATCTCATCTTGCTTGGTCAACGCAATGAGTTGCTTTTGTGCCTCTTGTGGGTTTGTTTGATATAGTTGAAGCAACGCGACTTTTTGTTGCGCGGTGAGCGTATCGTTTGCTTGAGGCACACCGCCAGCTTGGGGCACACCACCTGCTTGGGGCACACCGCCAGCTTGGGGCACACCACCTGCTTGGGGCACACCGCCAGCTTGGGGCACACCGCCAGCTTGGGTTGGATCTTCCAATCCTAGTGTTCTCATAAACATTTGCTTTTGTGCGGCCGCCTGCTCTTGAGCCTGTTTGATGCGCGCCTCTTCAGTGTTAAGTTGTGCCAAACCAACACGCATGTCAAAGAGTTCTTTCTCTTTGTTGCGTTGGTTGGTGTTGAACGACTGGAGGTTCTGCGCAAACGTGCCGGGACCACCTGCGGACACCGCGGCGCGTTCCATGATTGGGCCCCAACTAGAAGCGGCCTGCTCACGTTGCGCAATCATCTGCATCAAACGATCACGAATGTCAGAGCTATCTGTTGGGTTTAAGGACACGCCTTTTTGGCCGGCAAGCGTCAAGCCACCGACCTTAGGCATGGTGGCTTTAATTTGCGGGTCAGCGGGCAGGCCGCCGGTTGTATCTTCAATAGCCATGTGTGTGTTCCTTAATCTGCTTCGTAATCAGTACGGTCATTAGTCAGGTTGCCGTATTCATCGACAAACTGGGTGCCTGATGTGCCTAAGATTTTATCAAGCCAAGAAAGACCTGTGTTACCACTAGTAAGCTTATCAATGCCTAATCCCGCGGCACCCGCGGCGTTCAAGCCCTTGAGCAGGTTCTCATACGAACTACCTTCTTGTACGGTGCCAACAGTCTTGTTGGTTGTGGGACCCATCGCGTTGATGATGTCGCTGTACTTAGCCAGTGCAGGCAAGCCTCCCATCATCTCTAGGTTGGCCAAGTTGATGCCTGTGGTGCCGTACTGAGAGCCGACGTTGCCCAAAGCCTGACCGGCTTGGATAGACTGCTGACCAGCCTCCAGTGCGGCCTTGTTCTGTTGTTCAGCCAGTGTGGTCAACGCGCCTGCGCGCGCTTGGTTGATCGCGGTCTGGCCGCGCAATGAACCCATGTTGCCCGAGGCAATACCACCCGCGCCAACCTGCGAAGACAACTCAGGCAGGATCTGGTCCAACTTAGCGTTCTGGGCCGCAAACAAGGCGCCCAGAGGGCTTGCTGTGTTGGGTGCGCCGGTGGGCATGAAAGGGTTTGCGTTGGCCGTCTGAGAGGCCTGCAGGCCTGAAATGGCCGTTGTGAAAGGGTTGGCTGTAGTGCTACCAAAGTCCTTGATCAAACCAGACGCAACCGTCTTACTAGGGTCTGTAACAGCACCATAGGTCAGCGGCGCCTGTGTGGCAATGTTCTGTTGTGCTGTAGTAAACCACGTTGGTAGTGTCGTCGTGGTTGTGCTGGAGGTGTCAAAAACGCTCATTTTCTTCCTTTCATTTGCACACTAGCGAGATACTCTAGTGGGCCTTTGCTTTCTGGTGGCAACTCATCTGGTGGGTTGGAATGTTTGTGTGCTCGGATCGCTTGAATAAACTGGTCCAAGATGTCCGCGCCAGAGTCACTGGAGCCGTTACCTAAAGCGGACACAATGTCTGCGGGTAGGACGTACTCGCTGTTAGCTACCATGGCAGGGATCTGGTCTGACGTGCCGTCGCCTCGTCCTTGAATGTAGGTTGAACCTGCGCCACCCTCAGAGTAAAACTCCGGTTGGCCCATGGGGTGCTCGGGGACCATGCCACCTTCAGCAAATGAGAAGAAACTAAGTAAATCCAAAGCGGGTGCCTCTTTTGTGTCCTCTTCCTTTGTACCCTTTTCCTCTTCGTCTGTCAAGGGTTTTTCGGTAGGCTCTGTGGTTTGTGATGGTACTGGGACGCCGGCCAAGCTAAACAACACAGGGTTCAAAATTGGTGCGTCTTCTGACACTTTTTTATACGACAGTTTTGTATCTACGCCAAAACTAGGCGTCGTTGAAAGTTCCGCACCACCCTTTGAAGTCTTCCCAGTTTTTGCAGGAGTTTTTGCTGTCGTGGTTGAGGTGGTTGTTTTATCAGAAGAAGTGTCGCTTACTTTTTCAACCTCTGTACTGTCGCCCTTTTCAGTTACTTTAGTTGCCGCGTCGTTGGCCAACTTAGTAATTGTGGGAATGTCAATGTTGGTATCAATATCTGTTATCGCGTTAATCGCTGTTTGAACTGCAACGTTGGCATCCACGCCAGAATTTACAGCCGAGGTTACTGCGGCGGTTACCGCATCGGTAGCCACAACATTGACGTCTGCGTTTGTGTTTGTTGTTACAGCCGCGTTGACTGCCGCTGTAACAGACGATGTGATTGCTGTGTTGACGTCTGCGTTGTTTGTAATTGCCGCGGTGACCGCAGAGTTTACAGAGGCAGTGACTGCGGTGTTAACATTTGCGTTGTTTGTCACCGCTGTTGTTACGGCCGAACTCACCGCGGAGTTAACTGCTGTGTTGACGTCTGCGTTGTTTGTGACACTGGCTGTAATGGCTGAGTTGACAGAGTTGGTGATCGCTGTGTTGGCTTCCACACCCGCGGTTGTAGCAGATGTAATAGCGCTTGAAACGGTCTGGGACACATCAGCGCCGCTTTCCACGGCAGAGCTTACAGCCGTGGTGATAGATGACTCAGCATCGGCACCTGCTGTGATGGCTGAACTGACAGAGGATCCAACAGCCACGTCGACAGACGCTCCGCTAGACAACGACTCTTGCACAGAGTTGGTGATCGCTGTGCTCACACCTGCTTTGTCTCCAGTGGTAACCGCCGTTGATATTGCGTTGTTAATTGTTTCAGACTGTGCAATGTCCGCAGGTGTGGTTGCAACCGCTGTGCCTTTACCAACGGCCGCACCGGCAATACCTTGCGTCAAGTATTTGTTTGCGTCGAAAGCATTTCCAAGTACAGCGTCTACAGCCGCGGCCGCACCGGCTTCTTGACCACCTTCAACAAGGGTTTCACCAGTTACTTTAGCGCCAGCCTTACCAGCCACGTTACCGATTTTGCCGACAACAACGTCAGCCACTTTACCTAGCGTCAATTGGATGGCGGCTTCTGTAAGACCGGCAGTGGCGCCAGCTTTTCTAGCGTCTGATAAAGCCTGCTCGTGTGATGCGCCTTTTTTGACAGCGGCGTCATAAGTTTCTAATGCGGCGTTACCTGTGGTCTCGCCCACGTCCATGGCTCCAGTAGCAAGCAAAATGCCTTTAACGCTACCACCACCTAAGAACAGGCCGGGTAACTCTTGACGCAACTCGACCTCAACCTGACGACCCAAACCACTTGTGCCGTCCAAGATGCGACCGGCCATCACGCCAAGCTTTTCCAAACCATTTGCGTTTTGAAGCAAAGACATGGTTTCATTCCAGTTCTTTGTATCTACCACGCCGTTGCCAATACTCTGGCCAAACTTTGTTAGGTCATCACCACTCTTCACAAAAGAGTCAGCAAGTGGTTTGTTGTTCAACAACAATGCCGTACCACCAGCCACGTTCTTTTGCAAGTTGCCGGCGGCCTCTAGCGCCGTGCTGACACTGTTTGTGATTGGGCTGTCTGGGTTTTCTTTGAGATATTTATTTGCCGCCTCACTGCTCAACTTCATTTGGTTTTGAATTGAGTTTGCAAGGTTGCTAAAGAACCCTGTTGATTCAGTTGTTTTTAGTGCGGCGGCTTGTTGCTTGGCAAGCTCATCTGCGGCAGTAGCTCGCGCGGCAGTATCGCTTTGTGCGGCAACTGTTTGAGAAGCGTTTGTCGTCGTCGCCAAATTTCTGGCGTTCAACGCGTCAATAGAGGGGGTAGATAAATCTGGGCGCTCAGTTGATGTTGCTGTGCTGTACTGCTTACCGTTCCAAGTAAATGTCTGGTTGGGTCCGAGCAATGAACGTGCGTCAGCAAACGCTTGACCAAAAGTCTTTGCGTTTGCAATGTCGCTTAATTTTGTTTCTCTGGCAACACGGTCAAGTTCCGTAGTTGCAATTTGGTTTTCTAACGCGCCGTTAAGGTTTAATGTGTCAACCGATGTTGCACCATCTCCAACAGTAGATGCAACGTCTTTCGTAGCCAAGTTAGATGTTGTGTTGTCAACAAAATCGTCAACCTTGGCCGCAGACCCTGTTGTACCAGTTTTGGTTGCGTTCAAAGCGTTACTGAACGATTGTGTTGCATTCATCAACGCGGTGGGGTCACCCGTATTGTTAAACTGATCAAACGCGTTTGTCAGGCGTAAAGCCGACGCCGCAAGCTTGGCGTCTGAGCTACCTGTCAATGTGCCAGCGGCATCTACCAGTCCGGCCATGTCGCTATTAGCCAGTGCGGTGGCCGCGTTGGCAATTTGCAAACCTGTCTGAACCTCTGAGGGCAAGTTTGCGCCTGCGTAACCTGTCGCGGAATTTACTAGACCCGCCACGTTGCCTGTTTGAATCGCGTTCAAACCACCAACAACACTCTTAGCGTCAGTAATCGGAATACCGCCAATGTCTGTAAAACCTGCAGACTGTCCAGCACCCAAGGCGCCAAGAATGGCTCCAGTGTAGTTGCCTTGACCGGCAGAGATTGCGGCATTCAAGCCTTGTGCAAACGGAGCCACGCCGGGGATAAACGAGGCGGCGGCCAACAATGTTTGAATGTCACCAACGTCGCTACTAGACGCGCCGGTGGTGTACAGAATGGGTTGACCTTGTGCGTCAAAACCAACGCGGTAGGCTGTGTTGCCTTCGCCAGTAAATGTGCCGGACCATGCGTTACCAGTAGCACGGTCATAGTCACTGATCAGTTGTTGACCGGTGTCTTTGTTAATTAAAACAGTTTGTGTGGACGCTGGAACGTCTACAGTGCCCTGCTCGGTCTCGTATGAGTAGCCGGGTGTGGTGACTTCTTTTTGACCAATTTGGTTAATGTTTGTAACACCAGAGGCCACTAAATTCTGGGCCATGGCACGGGCGTTTGCGTCCGCTGAACCAAAGCCTTCGCCGGTCCATTGACCCATCGTGCCTTGACCAACAATTTGGTTGTACACGTTGTTGATGTCGGTGTTGTTCAGTGTGTAGTCTTTACCGGCAAATGTTGCTGTGGTTGTGTCTGCGGGAGGCGTGGCGAGCGAATTCAGGCCGCCAGCGTTGACGGCATCGTATCGGGATTGGATGTTGCCGAGGTCAGCGCCTGTGGCGCGAGCAATATCCTGCGGAGCCAGTTTGAACTGGTCCATCGTAGACGCAATAGTGGCATCATCCGCGGCGGGATTTGCTTTAAACCAGTCAAAAATTTGTTGGTCGGAGATGGCCATTTGTGTGCGTTGTTGGTTGGGTATTCCTATAGAGAATTACCCATAATTTAAGGCGTTTAAGCCCCGTTGCCGTTGACTGCCGCAATCAATCCGCTGGCCCAGTCTTGCCACGTTTCAAACGTTTCGGGGTTAGGTATGGCATACTTATCAAACACGGGGTTGACTGTGACGGCGTTGGCTACGTCACGCCATTGGACTTCAGGCAAAAAAGGGAACTGCTGTTCACCAAAGTAGTGGAGCAGGTTCCCGTTCCAGTCTTCCCAACTGCTGTAGTCGGGCAAGAATTCGATTACCATTTAGGGACGCTCGTCACCGAACTCGGCGGTAATTAGAGTTCTGCCCGCCTCGTAATCTCCGTCAATCACGTTACTACGCCAACGCAGATTAACCAGTCGATACTCTGCGCGAAGGTCAATCTTGCCTGCGGTTGCAGAATAAACAAAAGGCCCTTTTTCTTCCACCCCGTCGTTAGCAAACGGGCGGCCAACGATGGTCAACTCCATGTCCCCCACCTGCCTAAAGTCTGGCTCAATACGGGTTAGGTGAAGGCGTCGGTTGATGCCCATGGGTTCGTCTGATGCGGGCGTGCCGCCCACCCAGCTAATGTCACAGGTTTCAACAAAAGAGTCGATTGCGTACTCTTCGTTCGCGGTGATTTTGTTCTTACCGAACTCCTGCTCCCAAATCACGTAGCCGCCAGTGGCCTGTGTCATGGTACTGCCTGCAACCACTGTGACTGGCACAATGTCGGCAAAGGTCAGCGTGGTGTATCCACCAGAGGAGTTGTTTGTGAACACCGCCGCGGTGATCTGGTTGGCAGTGGTAAAGTTCTCGCCGATCTGTGTGTTAAACACCATGAAGCTACCGGCGGGGTTGGTGGTCAGGTCACCCGGGGCCACCACCTGATAGGCTGTTGTGACAGGCGATGTGCCATGATTTGGGCCATAGGACAGCACGTATGTCTGACCCAGCTCACCGGTAAAGTCCCAGCCTGCCCAAACGGGGCGGGGGAACACCTCGGTCACGTAACCACACGAGCGGCGTGCGCCTTCAGCTTGACCGGCATCATACCAAAGCTGGTCTTTGGTGTTGTAGATAATTGCGTCTGTGCACTCTGTTGCAGTGCCACGCGGGTAGAAGAACCAGATCTCGTTGTAGCGAGGAACCTTGGTGGCCCAAACCTTTTGACGCGCGCTGAAGTTAATGTTGTCAAACAAGTAGTTAACGTTCTTGTCGTTTGGTAAAACCTTGACAGAGCCGTTGTACAAGTAAAAACGGTCAACACCCATCCAGAAAAACACGCCGTCCATCTCAACCACCGCGCTAGACGACATGATAGATGTTTGGTTAGACACCGTGTCGTAGCGCCAGTAGTATGGGGCTTGGCCTGTGAACGACACACGCACCAAAGAGTCCGTGGCCCAGAAGAGACCAGAAGGTGAGGACGTGCCGCCGCGAATAGGGAAGCCACGCACAATCTTGCCCGCTGTCACGTTCACCTCGTTGGCAAGAGTGCCATTCCAGTCACTGAACGTTTGTACGTTGGCAGTGGGTGAGTTGAAGATGACGTTGTTGTTGCGCAGGAGGCCGTAGTTGCCGTACACAAACACAAACGGGTGCAATACCACAACACCGCCGCTCACGTCGATTGGCAGGTACGTTGGTGCCGTGCCAGTGGAGTCAACCACCTCGGTCAGGATGTACTTGCCTGTTGTTGGGTCGGGCAAGAAGTTACCGGCAAAAAGCGACGTGTTAACACCCGAGTCAATGTTGTCTAGGTTGTGGCCGGGGTGGGCCAACAGCTTAGAGTTGCCTGTACCAGTGGAGTCGTACGCAATGTCAAACTGCCACAGGTGTTGGTTGCTTGAGGCAAAACCGTTAGGCACATAGATCTCAAACGGCACTGTGGTGTTCATGCCCGTGATCGACACCAAGTGCAACTCGGTGTAGTTGCCGGGGGTGTTGTATGTTGGTGTTGTGTCTGTTGTGAAGTTGGTGCGAACACCTGTTGTGCTATAAGCCCAAAACGTTGTGCCGTTTGGGAACGCGGCAACGTGGTTTCCTTTGACGTGAATTGTCCTAGGTGCTGTGTTGACCTGAACAACCACGTAGGTCTTGCTGAATTCAATTGGGAAGGGGCCCACACCAACACCTTGGTCTGTGCCGGTGTTGAACACCTCAACGCCCTTGTAGTTGCCCGCGTAAATGTAGTTCACACCGTTTAACGAGTTGGTGATCATGCCACGGGGGATGCCTGTAGGGGAAGCAAACATCTGACGGTAACCACCAATCTTCTTTGCCCTACCACGCTGAAACCTAACCCACTTGCCGTCGCTGTACTCGTCAGCCTCAAACCTTGTACCGTCCCGTTTAATACCGGGTTTGACAAAGAGGGTGAAGATTTTGGACGGTTCAGTGGCCATTAGAACGAGCCCCCAGAGATCAGGTCAGCCTGCACTCGGCCCACAAAACGTGTCACGTAGTTGCCCACGCCGGCCGTTGCGTCCATTGTGGCGATGTTGGTGCCCGCAACAGAGAATCCTAGTTGGCCGTTGTTAGGTGAGTACATGCCAGTCACGGGGTCCAGTGTGAACGTAAACGCGGGTGACGCGGCACTACCGCGGTTGGCCAAGTACTGACCAATGTTGGTTTGGATCAGTGGGTACAGGTTGGTGCCATCACTCAACACAATAACCTGAGTGGACGTTGGCAAAGCAAAAGGAGGCTGTGAGCTACCTTGCACTTGGAACGTCACGTTGTAGCCACTCTGGTTGGTGTCGTTCAGCAGGTAATACACCTGTGTCACGGCAGGCAACTGGACCAACAAACTTGTTGTGCGAGTACCACTTAACGCTGTATAGCGTTGAATAATTGGCGTGTTGGTGATCAGGCTCAGTGTTGAGCCGGACACCACGTCCACGTCGTACGTGGCAGAAGAGAACGTCAGGCTGTTAGGGCGTGAACGACCAACGGTAAAGAAGTCCTGCTTGGCTGGGTCTTGGTTTACGCAGATAAAACATGAGTCACCAAGGGGCAGGGCCAAGTTGACCAAACCGTCAATTGTTGACCCAGAAGAGGCGGTATTGATTGTTAGTGTGCCAGTGCCGTTATTACGCACCAAAACATACCAACCTTGAGATAAACTAGATACCGCTGGTAGTGTCGTTGAAGCCGCACCACCGGTCCACACAAAACAGTGGCCGCGGGAGGCGTCAGAGAACGTGATGGACGAAGAGTACTCGTTGGTGACGATCGTGCTCTCTAGCTTGCCTAAAATGGCCGCTGTGCTGTTGCCTGCCAGTGTGGCGGCGTCTGCGTAGGATGTGCCAACACCGAACGCCACAGTTTGCCATACGCCCGCTGTGGTTGTGTTGTCTGTGAGGTACGTATAGTACGACTGACCCACGGGCACAGTAAACGAGCCGGTGCCGTCTGTGCGCGACACTGTGAACGCGTTAGACCCTTGGTTGCGGATCAGAATGTCTTCACCAACGGATGCCTGTTGTGCGTTTGGCAGTTTTAAGATGCCACCGGCGGTAGACACCACGTCAATGATACGCGCGCTGACCTGTTGACCTGCGTCGTTAACGTACTGGGGCCAGTACAACTGGACCGTGCCTGATAGTGCAATAGCCTCGTAACTTACGTCTGTAGGCTGGATTGCATTCCCGGTAAACGGGGAGGTGTATGTCGTCATTTAAGGTTCCTGTCTTACTGCATTGCGGTCAACTATACGTTTTTGGTCTTCGCCTTTGAGTGCCGCGATGGCCTCATCGTAGTAGCCCTTCCACATTGCGAGTTTGTCTGTGTTCTTAATATAGCCCTGTGCTTGAAGCAAAGCACCGTAAAGCAAAGCCTGAGGGGCCTCTCGTGTCAAGAGGTTTTCTTGATTAGTGATGTCAAGCGGTTGAATGCGGCTGTAATAAATAATTTGCAACGGGTAAGCGCTGTTTGGAATTGGAGCAAGAGCCCAGTGATCATAGTCGTAGTCTCCGTAGTACAAAGGTTGTCCGTTATTAGACTCTGTTTGAAATTGAGACACGTAATCCATGGACCTGTTAAGTACAGGCTGGCCATTGATCTTCATGCTGACTGTTTTACGCCAACGTGCCGGCTTTTGAATCACAGGATCGTTAACAGTCAAAGTGGTATTAACCACGTTCAACTGCATCAGCGTTTTGATCTGGGCGGCAATGCTCTGCTCGGTCAACATGATCAACCGAGGGATTTGCGAAACAAATGATATATCGTCACGCTCAGAGTATTTAATGATATCCTCAACGAGGCTGTCATAGGTCATTGCTTCTGCGGCCATTTCTTACCTTATTTGGTTACAGGAGGAGTTTCTGTTGTTGTCTCTTCAACCGCGATCGTTGACTCGATAACGGTCTCAATCACTTCAGGTTCAGCAGGGGGTGTATAGACCACGTTTCCTTCAGCATCTTGGTATGAGCCGTCTTCCTGAAGAACCCATCCGACTTCAGCACCTTCTGGTGTGTCAACACACCGGTTTAGAAGGTCAGCATGGAAACAATCTTCAATCTTAAAACCTCCAAAGGGTACAAGAATTTCGACGATGACGTTATTTACAAGTCTCGATTTCATATCAATACTCCACAATTACCAAACCAGCCGCGCCTCGGGTGTAACCACCACCCCCGGGGAATCCACCAGCGGCGTTATATCCGCCACCGCCTCCGTTAGAACCAGCTTGGTTGTATGAACCACCACCACCAGTTCCGATGAAATCAAGAGACCCTGTTGGATTTCCAGCTGTAGGTGTATTTCCTGAATATCCTGTATTTACCCAGCCTCCAGCACCTGTCAAACCAGAACCACCGGAGAAAAGGTTTGTACCAGCACCACCGCCACTTGCGCCGCTAATGCCAGATATACTAGAACCTCCTCCGTTGCCTCCATTACCCCATAGATTTCCGACACCCCCGCCGCTATAAGAGTTTGATCCTGTGCCACCTGTTGTGTTGATGTCGCCACCAACACCTGTGCCACCTACGCCGCCACTTTGAAGACCTCCAGTAGCGGAACAATATGAGCCGAATGATGATGTGCCACCATCACTTGATGCGATTCCAGCGACAGTTACAGCAACTGAAGTGACTCCAGAGCCAGCTAAGTTGTAAATGGTTTTCATGGCAAAGCCACCACCACCCCCGCCAGTGTTTCCTCCACCACCTCCAAAAACGCGCACACGAACGTTGTTGATCCCGGGCGGCACAGTAAACGTGCCTGAAACACCAAACACTTGAACGTTACCCGTTCCGAATGGCCCCGAACCGGGGTAATTCAAATTACTGTTAATAGTCAATGGCATATTAAGCGCCTTTCAAAACTACGTTACGACCTGCAATTGTTCCTCTAACACCGCTTACGGTGTTGGTAGTGAAGTCAAATGCTTGCGAACTTGTGGTTGATGGATACTGTGAATTCAACGTTGTTGCGCCATTGGTTTGAATAACGCCCGTACCTCCGGCGGAGCAATCTGACGCCGCCACACCTGCAAGGTAATACCCGTTAGAAGGAGATGGATACAAAGCAGGTTGGCATACTGTTGTTCCAGCGGTAATTGTTGTTGAATATGATGAAGCACCTACATTCAATAAACCAACTTTCAAAGTGTTACTGCTTGTAACATAAGAAAATGCAAACGTGTTGTCATACAAGCTTGTAATTCTTGCCATCGCGCCGTTACCACTTGTACTTTTATCATTTGCAGTGAAACTAGCGGTTGATATTGCCGCATTGCCTCTGCCAAATGGTGATGCAGTAAGGTTTGATGAAAAAACGTTAATGTAATTAGGTGCACTATTGTTGCTTGGCATGGTAAGAGCAACACCAAAGCCGTTAGAGTTTATTGCAACATCACCCATACAAGTGCTGTACCATGTGTCTACGTATAGAGTGTTCCACCCAGTACCGAAATAAGAGCGTTCAAGGTAGACACTACCGCTGTAGTTATACATTCCGTAGAATACCCCTGTAGGACTTACCGCACCACCAGAATTATAGTACTGAGCGTTTGAGTTTGAGTTTGAGTAGGCCATATAATAGGCAACACTGTTGGCACTAGTGCCTCTTCCATATTGCCACGAATACGCATATCCACCACCACCGTAGAAGCCCCTCATGGTAATAGTGCCTCCGGGGGAAGAGTAAAGTTGCACATCAGTCCAACTACCTGAAACACCCGTATTTGATTGGTTTATGTATGTACCCGAGTCGTTAAAAGACGTTACATACATAGAACCATAACTGCTTGAGTGAAAACCAATCACAAAACAATTGTCATTCCACGGGGCTAAACCATGTCCGGCGGCACCATAGTAATAATCAGGATTTGTAATTGGAATACCTGTTGCTGTGTTTACTGATTGCGTCGCCAATAAACTATAGGTCGAAGAATAGATTTTTATAACGATGTCACTGGAACTAGTGCCATAAGTTATTACTAACTTTCCGTTTTTTAGGCATACACAACGAATTAAACCCTGCCCAATGTTAATGTTGCTACCAACGGTTGTTGTGCTATACAAGGAACCATCGGAGTTAAAAACGGAAAATTTTACCACGCCACTAGCGCCGGAGCTGGATGTGTACGCAATTACAAAACGACCATCTTGCATTGTGCACATGCTCTGCCATGTAATTGTATCTGTAAACGGCACGTATGGGGTTAACGTAAAGCTTGTTCCAGAAATTGAAGGTTGATTTGCCGTTAGTGTTTGGGTTGTAGACGCCAAAAATGACGCAGAATTTGGTGTTGATCCCGCTCTTGCGTAACCATTTACACTGGCTGTCGCAGTCCCCACTGTTGTGGAAGCGCTACCCGTTTTTCTGAATGTTAAGTCTGAGGGCAACACTTGGATATAAGCACCGCCACCAAACGTGTACGAAGCAGAAACACCACCATTCCACAATATTGTGTAATACGTCGCGCCAATGATTACATCATATTTTGTGTAAGCATAGTTATTTGTCATGCCCGGCATGCCGTAAGCAATTGCGGATGCTACAGTTCCAAAGGTGTTATTGCACTTGTAAATATATAAGCCGCCGTAAACGCCATCGTTGTTAGCAGTGAATATAAATCCGCCACTTGGTATGGCTTTAACTTCATTAGTTAACGAATACGTGCTGTTTACATACGTTGAAGTAGTTATTGTATTTGTAGCAGGGTCGAAAATTTTTCCGAAACTATAATACGTGCCTGTAGTGTTTTCCACGTAAACAATGGCGAAAGTTCCATTTGCCAGCACATCCATTGAATATTGTGCGGATATCCAATAATCACTGGCGGGGGATATATTATAGTTTCCTACATAACTTCCAGTAGTTGAATATCTGTACATATACAACTGCGATGTACTATTTGGGGCAAGTACGTAAAACGAATTATCTGGAAGCGCCCTAACAATAGTAGGATAATTCGAAGTGTTGTACATAGCAACGGAACTTGTTAGAGTTCCCGGTACACCAGTTGCAGAATACACACGCGTGCTTATTCCGGTACCATTAGCGGTTGTATTAGCGGCAACTACAAACCCGCCATTAGCTAATCCGGTCATGGTGAATGGGAATGCGTAAACAATAGATGAATCTTGTAACAAAGAAGTTACTGGGGTTCCAGAGTTATCATACACGCGATAACGAAGAGAATAAGAACCTCCTTGTTCACAAAACGCAACTACAAAACCACCGCCAGTTAACGCACATACAGAAATAGTACCGTTTTGGTATGGATAATATGTGCTAGTTACTTGTGTTTTAGCTACAACTTGATTGCCGTTTTGATCAATAATTTTGAAATACGGGTACGACGTAGTGATGTATGAAGGAGACATAACAACAACAATGTTGCCGTTGGACAGTTGTGCTGAAAAATCAGCCCGACAGTTGTTTCCACCGTTTGGAGATGTATTCTCTGTCCACACATTTTGAATCGTAGGATTCGTAAATCCTTTATTGGGGACAACAGTCGCTACAATTGGGAACGTGCCTGTGGACACAGCATTGGCGGGAATAACGCCAAAGTTGCTGTCTTTATAGTACACCAAGTCTCCGGAACTAAATCCATTCGAACTCGGAACTGAAGAGTAGCTTGGTGTGAGGTTGTTATCAGGTGTTGTTGGAACAATTCGTGACATGATCAGCTTTCGTATCCGTAGGCAGTTACAGAGCAAGAGGCGGTAGAGCAATAGACGACAAGTAGCTTGCCAGCTTGCGCCACCATGCCTCCGCGCTCTAAAACGCCCCCGGGGGGTAAAACAGTTTGATATTCAATGTATTCGCTTGCGGCTGGTGTAGCCGATGCGCACAAAGCAACATTGACTGCCGCCGCGCTTGAGCCGGTGTTGACAACATTGATGTTGAAGGTTGCGGTTTTACCAGTTGGTACGGTATACACCGTAGTGTTGGTAGCGATTGCTGGGTTTGATTGCCCTAAAATTCCAGTTGCCATGCTGTTTCCTTAAAATTGAGCGCAGAAGTAAACAAAGTCTTTACTTACTGCAGGTACTTGATCAGCCCATACCGGAGCACCTGTTATACCACTTGACTGCAGTACTTGGCCGGCCACGCCGTAGTTTCCGTTAAATGCCACGGCGCTTGTTGGACTGATTGTGATTGAATCTGCGGCATTATCATTAGTTACCAATCGCAAATAATGGTTTGATTTTGTGCCAACTACCAAATCCGTACTGATGGAGTACAAGTACACAACATTAGGTGCTTGGAATGGCCCAGTTCCCGCATAATTGGAACTGTTCATACCAAAGTCGCCATAATATCCAGTTGAACTAGCTAGATCATTTGAAACTATATAGTCAACCGACGCAGACGTGCCTGCATTGGTGTTCTGCAAAATAGTTTGAGCGTAACTGTCAACCGAAGTTTGTTGCGATTCAAAAATATTGGTATCGCTATAACTCAGTGTTCCATAATTAAATGCGCCTACCGTCGCTGAAGTAGCGATTGTTTTATTGGCAGTAACTGTATTGCCGGTGACTGTATCCCCAGTCACATTTGTAGCATTTAATGTGTTGGTGCTTGAATTAAATGTCAGGTTGGAACTGAAGGTTGTCGCACCAATACCGCTTTGGAATGGAATCTGATACTGGGCGCCACCAGCGATGTTTGATGCTGATGTAGCCGCAGGGGCCGCCGCCCACGTAAACGTAGTGCCTGACCAACTAAGCACTTTACCAACATCTGCGCCTGTTGGTGCAGTTGCAAACGTTGTGTTGTTTGGAGATGATTGAAAAGCCAGTTGAAAGGCTGTTCCACCAGCCAAGTTTGTTGCTGTTGTTGCTGTTGTTGCCGTACTTGCGGCGCCTGCTGTTGTAGCAAAACCCGCACTAGCCGCAGTACCGACCGTAATACTTGCAGGGTTTGTATAAACAGGCAAAGTACCGTTGGAAGTCAGAATGTAGTCTGTTGTTCCAATTGGTAAAAAAGTTGTGGTGCTTGGCGCGCTTTGGTACGCAATTGCACCAGTGGTTCCGCCGGGTAAGTTACCACCCGCAGAAGTCGCGTTCGCAAGCAGTGTAACAGCGCCAGAACTGTTTTTAAAGAACAGTTTGCCGTCAGTGGTATTCAGTGCCAATTCGCCGGGAATCAGGTTCGCAGGCAAAGGCGCCGCAGACGCGGTGGAACTGAAGTACAGTTGGATTGGTGTGTATCCCGTTTGTGCCATATTTATTTCTTCTTATCGGGTGTAATACGAAACATTAGGACGGAAGTAAATCGGAGACTTATCGCGGTCCTCGTCTTCAGCAGACAATGTTGCCTCTGCGGCGTCTTGTTTCAACATTTGAATTCGTGCGGGGTCAATACCGGGCAACAACTTGGCCAAACGGTGTGACAACTGGCCTTGGATAGCAGGAACCCAACGGTCTGGAATAGCAACTTCGTTTGTTAGTTTACCTACGTCTTGTGGTTGCATTTCCACAATGAACTGGAACACTTGGAACGCATTCTGTGGCACAGGCCACACGTTGATCTGCGGTGTGACTTGACGGTCCATCCAGTACTGCAACGCGCGCACACTGGGGAAATCTTTGTTAGGCAGGCTGAAGTAGTCGTTGCGGTTCATGCGTGCCATGGGGATGTCTTGTTGGACAGAAGCCAATGACAACGCCTTCACCACGATGGGTGTTGCGCCTGTGTTACGGAAGCGCCAGAAACCCGCCGCAGGGGCGCCGTCAATTTGCAGGTAGCCCCAGTTGTTAACCGCGCTGTTACTCACCGTGCCAATGTTGCCCCATGTGATGTCGTCGTAGCTGTACTCAACAGTCAGTGTTGTGTTGGCTGTTTCGCAATAAAAACCTGCGCTTAAGAAACGTGGGTTGCCTTGAAAGTACGCCTTGGCAGACGCGCCAGCCGCAATCGTGTAGGGCACTGCCAGTGTGGTGGTGTTGAACACCAGTGTGTTATCGATCGTGGGTGACGGCGTGGTCAGTGTGCGGTAGTTGGCCTCACGAATGTCCACAGTGCCTACAGGCAGTGTGTATGCGCGCTGTTGTGCCTCGCTACCCATCACAATGTAATCGAGCAACCACAGGTTCACACCGCGGTTAGACAGGTTGATCAAGATGTACCACAGCGCCTGACGGGCCGCGTTGATGTACTCTGGAGTCAACTCCTCTGACAGCTTGCCTGCTTCTTTGTAGGCAAACGAAATCATCTGGTCAACCGAGATGGTGGTTTGACCAGTTGTGTTAGAGGTATTGTCGTAGTTGCTTGCCATTATTTTTTCTTAACGCGCTCTGGAAGTTTCTTCTGAGCAGGGCCGGCTTTCACAAACTCTTTGCCGACAGACTGCTTGATGCCTACCTTCTTAGCAAACTCGGGGGAGTGTGCAACCCCCTGCATCAAGCGCTGTTGTGACTTAGACTTGATTGGCATTAGTAGCAGGCCCCACCCTTGTTGTACTTCTCAACGGCTTTTTTAGGGCCTTTGGCGTTAGGCTGTTTGTCGTCACTCTTGGTGCCAATCAAACCGCCGGCCTTGTACGTGCGCACAGTGCCCTTCATTTTGGCACGGCCACCTTTTTTAAGCTTAGACAGGTCTGTCTTCTCGCCACCGTGCTCTTGCTCGTCGTGCATCTTGATCGCTTTTTTAACGATCTTTTTGTCTTGAGCAATGTCGGCCGCCTCAGACTCGTAGTCTTTCTTAGAGTGGTCGATACGTGGTTTGTAGTTTGTTGCCATTTTATTTCCTCTTTGTTTTTGCAGAGTCTTTAAACGCCTGCGCCGTTGGTGCACCCTTGGTGCCGGGTTTTCTTATTGTCTCTACAGGACGCCCTTCGGCTTTTTGCTTTTTGATGCGTTCCTGCTTTGCGTGAATGTTTGCGTAGAGTCCGGGCTTCATCAGCAGTTCCAACTCTTGAGTGACGCTTTGGCGCGTTCTGCTGGGCCTTTAGCCTTAGCTACCACACCTTCCATCCGCGCACAAAAACTTGCTTTACGGCCCGCGTCTGCCTTGGTCTTAGGGTTTGGCGCAGGAGGCTTCAAGTTTGAATTATTCTTGGCGTTGTACTCGGCGCGACCTTTTGCCGTCATTCCCGCGCCCTTTTCGGTGGGGTTGTACGTCTTGTCTTTTCCCGTGGTTTTACGGGGAATGGGTTTGTCGTGTGCTCGTGCCATAGTGTTACGCTCCTATAGATAATTACCCATAAAAAAGGGCCGACATGCCCTTAAAGTAAAGCGCATTCGGCCGTTCGTCTTTTGAGTAAACCGGGCAAAACCTTGCCCCCACCCTTGGTCCAGAGCATGAGTTGCTCTTTGGCACCCTCCCAGTCTTGGGCGTTGATTTTGCGCTTTAGTGTGGAGGTCTGTAGACGTCCAATTCCAAGGTTGTAGCAGAAGTCCACGATGGCGTTGAGCTTGCCAATATCACCCTGAGAGGCTAACACCAACAGTCCGGGACACTGCCTTATAACCCCCGGCGCGTAGGTGTGTAGGAGTTCTGTCATGAGGAGCGCACGGGCTGTGGGCTCGTCCATGGAAGCGTCCTGTAAGGTCACCTTGCGCCCGTCAGAGTAGTACGTTGACCCGTACCCTATTGTGGCTACGCCGGCAGGGCACAGGTATGGTTTGGACCTGAACCCCTCAAACCGGCGGCATAGTTCTGCGGCCAGTTCTAGGTTCATAATCCGCGCTTAGACAGTGTGCGGTCAAGGAACCAATAGTTAATGGTGCCCGACAGCAGTGCAGAGAAGTCTGGTGTCATCATGGTCTTGAACACGTCGACTGCAAGTGCACCACCGAGCCACGCGTTGTATGCGAACCATACGTGGATGAATGACCACACGAACAACACCCAGTAGGTTACCACAGGACGCACAGAGGCTGAGAGGCTGGCCACCCAGCCGCCTGCGGCCTTGACCATTTCAGCTTGTTGGTTGATCGCCGCGTTGAACGCGTCCATCACACCAACGTCCACAGCGGCTTCTCGGACTGCGCCGATCTCTGCTAACTTCTGTTGGCCGCGCTGTGCCTCCAAGTCGCACTGGAACTTGAACATGTTGAGTTCATGCTCACGCTCGTTTTTCTTATCCATCCACTTGAGCACCTCGGGCGCCAAACGGAAGATACCTCCAAAGATAGAGCCTAACAGGCCTCCACTTAAAATCTCTAACATGCTTATTCCTTACAAGGGGGTTTTTTGTCTTCGTTCTGCATCAGCTTGATACCAGACAGGAACCCAATCATGCCGCCGATCAGAGTAGAAAACGCGGGTGAAATCATCTTGAAAATTTCTGCGTTGTCCACTTCCTTGGCCCATAAACCGAGCATAAAGCTGATTACCATGGCCAAGACGGAGATACACAGGGTCGTGCTCACCATGAGCGTGACGTACAGTGTCAGCTTGTCCTTCACTTCTATTTGGGGTTTGCGTGCTGGTTTCTTTGTCATACGTATTTGTCAAAATGCCTCTTGTTAGAAAAGATTTCTAATTCAACAGTTGTTTGGTACGCTCGTTTGTTATACAACTCTAGGTCGTATTCTTCGACCGCCTGTCTTAATTTTTCTGCTTTAACCGCCTGCCTGTACTCGTATTCCAAGCGCTCTGCACGTGTCTCGGATGCGATCGCCCTAACGTCGTACTCTTTGGGAAACACAAACGGATACCATTTGTGTAGCTGGATCATTTCTTCTCCCGCTCGGCCACCCATGAATACGCATATAAAATCTTAGCCCTTAACTCTGAACTGTCAGCCGTTCCGGCCCACATTGCTAAATTGTTCCAAATGTATACCAGTTGTTCGGAACTGCAGTTTTTAGCGTTTGTTGTCAACCACATTGACAACTGTTGATGCCTGAGAGACGGCTCGTGAAGAGTACTCAGCGCATAAAAATCAGTAACGATGCAGGGTCGTTTTTCCTGCGCGGGGACTAATAGACAGACGAGGAGTAGTAGAACCGCTACCCATTTCACTTGTCCGCCTTGTTATCCAGCTTGTCGAATATCTTATTCAACATATCTTTGATTTCAACAATAGAATCTTTGAAATCTTCGCGGCGCACAAAGTCTTGGTTAACTTCGCGGTTTAGTTCACGTATCTCAGTTTTGAGATCTTTGATGGCGTCCCAAATTGTCTTCAAGATCCATCCCCCAAAAGCACCCGACAACGTGATTGCCGCGTTGAAAATATCTTGCGATTCCATGATCATTCCAGATTGGGATTATTTGGTGCGTTGGGAATTGGGATGCTGTGCCCCGGTAACGCAACAGAGACGTCAGGCCTTGGATGCCTGAGAGTGATATTCTCGGTTTGAATGGCGGCAAGGCGCCACGGGTCGAACTGGTCCAAGTCGTCAGGGCAAACCATGAGACCGGGAAAGTTAGGATCCGATTTCAGAAGCGAGTACGGCATTTTGCGATTACAACGATCGCAGACCGCAACGGACAGCACTGGCTGTCCGTGCGTATCACAATAAAGGCCGCCAAAGTAGGCGTTACCCATTATCGAACTCCGGCTTGAATTACGGTAAGCGTGGAGTTAGTGCCGCCAGTGACCTGAATCGCCCGGAAAGGCTGGTTCACGATCGGGCTGGCTGGCGCCGCTACCCAAGTCATCACTGGGGGCGTGGGGACTGGATAGCCCTGTGCATTCAGTGGGAAAGGGTCTGTGTAAGAGATCTGCACAGTACCGCCGCCGGTGGCAACGTAAGAAACGTTGATCGGCGTCAGGTACTGGTCGATTGGGACGAGAACGTCCGCTCCAACTGTTACTTGACGCATCTCAGTCCTTAGTTGTTTGTGTAGCCGTTACCAACGGGGGTAATGGTACCATCAGGGTTGCGTGGTGTATAAACCACGTTCAACACACCAACAGCGCTTGCACCAGCGGTGTAGGACACTGTCAGATCGTTGGGGCCAATGTTGGACAACAACGCGGCTTGACCAGCGGTCAAAGCGGCTGTATTTACACCAGCGGCGTCAGACAAAGTAGCTACTGTTGTGCCGCCCAAGGTCACATTAGGTGTGCCGGGGGTGCCAGCGGCTGTGATCACATAGGCTGTAAAAGAGTGAACAATTGCGCCAGCGGGCAAAGTCAAGGTGGCGGCAGTGCCACCAACGAAAGCCTTTTGCTGTGTGCAAACGGACGCGCCTGTGTTATCAGGGGCGATCGTGCCGTCGTTGGAAGGGTTGTTCCGCTTGAAAATGCGGATAGGTGTGTTAAAAGTAGATGACATTTTTTAAGTACTTTCCATAGAAAGATTACAGCACCGTCTCTATGGCGTCCGCCCGCGAGCCTTGCGGGTCAGTGCTGATAAAGGCTCCTACATAGAATTACCCACATCCGCAAACAAAAACGCCCCACCTTTGCAGGTGAGGCGTTTAGGGGCCGGGTTTCTTTACACCCGGCTAGGTCTGCGATTACAAACCGATCGTGCCGTAGATGTTACGGGGATCGTGCCAGCCTGTAGCATAACGCTCAGAGGCCTTGTAACGCATGCTGTCGGTCTCGAAGTCACCTTCAGAGCTACGCTCCAAGGGACGACGCATAACCAACATCAAACCATTTTCAGCGTCGGTTTGAACGAACCAAGCCTTGCTAGAAGACAAACGAGTCACCACGTGGGCGCCGTTTGGCAACATGCCAGTAGACTTGATAGGGTTCAAATCGTTGTCAGCGCCGCCGGAACGGAGGACAGACTTCAAGATTACCTCGGCTTGGAATTCCAAAGCTGGGGGAACCACGAGTTGCTCCGCCTTCAGGCGAATACGCTTACCGTTGTTGTCCACTGCTGAACGAACTTGAATCAGAATCTGCTCAACAGATGTCTGTGACAAGGATGCCGCTGTAGACAATTGGTTGCTGAAAGAACGACCTTGAGAGATGGGGTGATCATTTGCGACCAATGTCTTACCGTCGCCGCCAACATAGCCGGGGGTAAAAGCAAAGTTCAACAAGTTTGCACACAATGTCTCTTTTGTCTCGATCATGGACTGAGCCAAGTGCTTCGAGAAAGTCGAGCCGATACGAATGTGATCGCCATCTTCCATCAAGACTTTGGTCATGGCGTATGCCAAACCATAGATCTTATAGATGAAACGGGTAATGAACAAAGTACCGCCTTGATCATACGAAACGGGTGTACCGTCAGGCATCTCAGGGGCTGTGTTCATACCGAACAACATCACTTCTTCGTGATAGTTACGGGGGATACCGGTGATCTGGGTAACGAAACCCTTCCACTCGTCATCGCGTTGCTGGTATACACCATCAAAGACTTCATTGAGGATAGGTTCGACTACCGCTCTAAAGTCCGTACTGCGCATTGGGGTTGCCATGTGCTACTTCCTTTCTTTAGTTTATTCGACGTTAGGTGCTACGAACGCGTCGTTAGCAAGCTTAACGTTAACGATAGTGGCGGCGTCGCCCCAAGCGTTATCAATTTCACGACCAAGACCGACGACTTGCATCTGACCTTGTGTACCTGTTGCAACGTCTGTAGGGTCCAAACCTGCTGTTGAAGTACCCAAACCACCGTTACCGATGATCTGACCACTTGTTGGTGTCAAGAAGTTGAATTCTTGGCCAACTTTCGTGTTAGCGATCGCGCCATTGGCTTGGATCTCATACACAATTTCGGGATCTTGGAAAATCCACATGACGACGTCAGTGGCTGTACCCAAAGCGGGGCCAAACCATTTGCTGACTGTACGACGGCCAGAGGCGTCGGTGTACTCGACGCCACCGAACACGCCAGACAAACGCTTGTTAGCGGTTGGGGCGGCACTGGCCACGACGAGAGTTGATGTACCTGCAGTCGTTGCTTCATCAAAAGCGACGGGAGTACCGCTATAGAACACATCGGTCAAGCTGTATGCGCCGGTGTAGTTCAAAGAACGGATAATGCCGCTAGGATGATAAACGGGCTTCAGGCCAAAGGGAGTGTAAGTTGCACTCATTTATTGGTTCCTTAAAGTTGTTAATTAAAACCGCAAATGATTCGCGGCTCTATGTGCATCTTTTTCCATCTCCAAGAGGCCACCTTCAAGAATAGATCGTCCGCCTTTGCCACCTTCAGCCTGAGAGCGAACCTGCGCAGTAATGTTGCGCTGGTGCTCCAAAGGATCATCGTGGTGAAGCATACGTGCTACTTCCTGATAAATGTCTTCCGGGATCTTGAATAAGATCATCTCATTACAAGATATACAACCTTCAAACTTGCCCGAACTCATCTTGCCTAAGTGTTCAAAGCCTTTTCCTAATTCAGCGGCTTTCACTGGCTCATAGCCCAACGCGATGCGTTTGTCGATTGAATCATACTGGTTGGTTGTGGACAACCAGCAGAGGTGCATACCGGGCAATAACCCACCCGGTACGTCCGGCAATGCGTTGTTGGACCATTTGTCCCGAAAAGCCTCCAGCCTTTCACGTCGCACCGCTTCATCAGGCGAGGAAGCCTCGTTCCGCGCCTTCAGTTCTTCTACGCGTCCTTGCAGACGCTCGTCTAAATCTCGTGTAATTCGATTGTTAGCCATCATTTACCCCTTATTTCGTTACTCGGTTCTTACGGTCAAAATCTGCGTAGCTACGGATTGCTTTAGCACGCTTGGATGGGTCGTCCCACATACCCGCGTCTTTCAGCGCCTGCACGCGTTCCCTGCTCAGTGTGAAGGTGTTCTTTACAGCACTACCACTCACATCTGTGCGGCCGCTTGAGGTTCCGCTACGGCGGTTACGATCCCCGCCCACTTTGCCCGTATACCGGTGTGGTAAACGTTCTTTCAATCGATTGTCCAACTCGTCCCAGTACTCTGGGTCTGCTGGATCCCAGCCCTCACTTGCCAGTGCGTTATCAATCACCTTGGCAATTCGGCTATCTGTGTCTTTACCGCTGGGGTCATACCAGCGGTTTGAATTCAACCACTGCGTTGCGTTTTGTTGCACTGTCTCAGTCGCAACATTCGGCACGTTGTTACGAGGTTTCTTGACCTCTTCCAACTGACGCTGTTTCAGGAGTTGTGCTTGGGCCAGTTTATTCTTGGCCTCATAGAACTGCTCCATGTATTCCATCTGCGCGGCAACATCGCCTGCTTGCGCGGCCTGCGTTGCCTTCATCTTCGCGTACTCCACGCGGGTTGACTCGTCTTCAACCAAACGGTCGATCTGAGCAAACTGGAATCCTACTGCGGCGTTTTCCACTTGGGCCAGTCGGCGCTCAAGGGTCTCGTTGCGGCGCTCCAGTGCGCTGATCTTATGCTTTGCGCTTGCCTCGCGTTGCTTTGTCAGGTCCTTCTTCAGGCGGCGCTCTTCACGACGCGCGGCTCGAAGTGCCTCTCTATCCTCTTCGGTTTCATCACTGACCTCGCCACCCTCGGCAAAGCTTTCAGTGTCACCGTTCTCATCGTCGTTGTCTTGCGATGAGTCTTGGTCATCTGTTCCCTCAAAAGGGTCTACATGATCCTCAATGGCCGCCAACGCACTACCATCGTCTCGCTCTTTGATGGCGACGTCGTCGCCGGCCTGCAATTCAGCTTTCTGTACTGATTTCATGACGAAATCCCTTATTCAACAAATGCGGGGAACATTGTCCTCGCGGTTTCAAAACTATCGATCTTGCAAATAACCTCACGGTCTTGCAAAATGATAAACACAACCTCGCCGTCGCCGTGTGGCACTGCCCAACGATCGCCGCCGTACTTGATTACGCGAACCAGATCACCCGGATCCGCCCATGGGCCCTCTGGCCACGGTTGCAGTGTGTTAATGTCCTTGTATGCCAAGGGACCAACTTTCACTACCTTCGCAATAACCTCGTTCCATTTCTCAGTGGCTTTCGTATCACCAACTAAGATGATGCCGCCCTTCGAAACGTCTTTGGCCTTTCGCAGTTGAACCACGATTCGGTTGCCCTGTGGTGCTACTCCCGGATCAACAACCGGAAAACAGTCAGATTCACTCCGACCATCCACCTGATACTTACTCTCTGTCATTGTCAGATTCCTCGTCCTCTCGCAGGACACTGTTGATAATTTCCAAAGCCTCTTGCAGACCTTGGCCTCTCCCTACAAGCTGGTTGTACTTGTCCCAGCTTTCGACCCCATTCAAAACGCCGCTTTGTAAAAACTCAACGGCTTCTTTGATCTTGAAGATCGATTCATATAACGGGTCTTTCATCAAAAACCCTCCTTATAACTAAGTACACACAAATGTGTGTACTTATGCCCTAAATTATTTTTTAAGACCGCGACTATTTACGGGCGGTACTTGGTACAAGGGTGCCTTAGGTGCTTGTGCAGAACCAGATGGGCCTTTTTCTACTGGTGAACCGGGGCCACCTGCGTAGCCGGGCTTGCCAGTGATCTTGTAGTTCTTACGGAAACCCGCGTCTTCGTATGATGTTGCCATTTTTAAACTCCTGTTGGTTGTTGTGCCGCTTGGGCTAACTGTTGTTGTGCTTGCATAGCCGCATCGTGTGCACGTTGCTGTTCTGCTTGCGCTTGGTCTAGCCCATGCTTACGCAGGTCTGCGTACGCTTGGCTTTCTGCTTCCAACGCAGTCATCTCTTGCGAGTGCTGTTGTTGAATCTGTTGTGCGCTCAGTGCTTGGTTTGCGGCGATCATTGCCACGCGCTCTTTGGAGGCGTTGTTGATGTCCGCAATTGCCACCTTGGCCGCGTTGTCTTGGTCTGCCAACTGTTGCTCCAGTCCAAGCTTGGCTTGGATCTCTGCCAGCTTGGCCTGCATGTCGCGCACCTTGTCTGCCATCTCGGCCTGCATCTTCTCGCGCTCCAGTTGGAACTTGGCTTGCGCCTCTTCGGCCTTGCGCTTTGTCTCGGCCATTTGAGTTTGGATGAGTGCCTGAGATGTTGGGTCTGCCATTGCCGCGGCCTGCATCTGAGACTGCTTAGCTTGTTGCATCTGCTGGACCAACTGTTGGATGATTGGGTTGATACCTTGGAACGTCTTGCCTGCGTCTTGGTTGACCAACTGCGCGGCCATGGCCAGCGCCTCTTGTGCGGCTTGGTCCAGCTTGCGCTCTTCGTTCAACTTGAACGCGTCCTCGCCACCCGCGGCGTGCGACACGTAGTTGCGCATAGACTGCAAATAGTGCAATGTCAAGTGTTGCTTAATGTGTTCCAACATCAATGGCGTCACTGAGGGGCCGATGAGTGGGTTGCCTCCGTACGCGGGGTCCATCATGTACGCCAAGTGTACCTTCAGGTGGTCGATGTGGCTCTGGTCTGGGAACGCGGCCGCAGGGTGACCCATGGTCATCTGCACGTTCTCCAGCGCCGGGTTGCTCTCAACCGAGCCCTGTGGGTTAGGCATGACCTTCTCAATGTCAGGCACCTTCATCAGCTTCATGACACGCATGTGTGCCTCACGCACGTTATACAGTTGTGGCGCCTTGTCTGCCAACTGCATCACCAACTGCGCCTGTGTCAAACGCTGTGTTTCGCTGAAGATGTTAGGGTCAGAGATCGGGCTGACGTCTGAGTTGTCTTCAAAGTCTTCCACCTCGATCTCGGCGCCGGACTGGTTGTCCATGTCTTCCAAGTACCAGTGGTTGATACGAGACAGAACTTGCAGGCTCTTGGCCTGACTACGGTGCAGGCGGGCGTGAATGCTTGAGAACACCTTCGAGCCTTGCTCGATCAGTGCCTGTGTTGTGCCAACTGGTGTGTTGCTACCTGCGTCGGCAATACGGCCTTCGCTGGTCTTCACAACACCTTTAGCCGCGTCTGTCAGCCAACCTAACAGGTTGTACAGCACGGAGGATGGTGGGTTGAACGGCAGTGGCATTGCCAACTTACGCACGTCATCCACGCCGGGTGAACCCTCGATCTCTACGACCTGAGTTGGCTCAATGCGGTCTGTCTGGCCACCAATGCGTCCGCCTTTGAGCTTCAACATGGTCTGGCTGTTGTTCACGTGCGCAGAGTCCATCAAAGCGCGCAGTGAGCCTGTGAGGGCCGCGGACAAACCACCGATCAGGTGTGGCATGCCGATAGCGTAAGCACCGCGCCATGGAATGAATTTGTATTCCACGATCCAGTCCAGTTTGCGCATGCGTGTGTCGCCCGACTGCCAGTTACGGTACAGGCCAACCACCTTGCTTGAAATCTCGTCGACTGTCAGGATGTAAGGTGCACGTGCACCGCCTGTCAGTGGGTCGTCTTCCAAACGCAAGAATGTGGTGATCTCGTACACACGGCGCAGGCCGTCTACGTTCTTCGTTGGCTCTGTGATACCCTCGACCTTGTCGTTGGCCTTTTTAGACTGTGTTTGGTTTTCAGGCAACAAGTCAGACGTGTACAACTCAATGTCACGGTACTCACCCATCTCGATACGTTGCTTAAACATATCTTCGGTGATGTCTTGCTGTTCTGTGACACGTGCGGCTGAGTAGAAGTTAGTCGACGCAAAAGGCAACAGAATGTTGTCAATCGGGATCCACTCAGGTACGGGACGGTTGAGGTCCTTATCAAAGCGCCATTTGAGGTACTGTGAGCCGCCAAGGGGAAGCTGTGTGAACAACTGCTCCATCTCGTCGCGGTACTCTTCAACCTGCTCAGTTAACTGCCAGTTCAGGAAGTTGGCTTTACGCTGTGCTGTCTCCAAGCGGCGCTGGTCTGCCTTACCCTTGATGAACGTGCGCACCAAACCGTCTGCAGGCAACAACTCTTTGCAAGCGTTAGACGCAAAGTCAACGCAGGCCTCTGCCATTATGGGGTGAACCACCTTGGACGCGCCGTCAAACGTTGCGCCACCGGGGGCGTCGTTGCCCAGACCTGTGCGGCGGATGCCCTCTTCATACTGCTTGTCACGCTGTTTGCGCGACTCACGGTCCACCTCGATGAGGTCGAGGTACTCAGACGCAATACCATCAAGTACTGATTCGTCCATCTCTTCGGCCAAGTTGGCGTAGAACTCTGGGTTCTGAGATGGCTTCTCTGTCTCCATCATGTTGACCACGACGGAGCCGTCTTCCAACTCAATGACCTCAGACTCTACCTCGTCAATGTCCAAGTCTAGCGCGTTGGCCAGATCCTGAATCTCTTGCTCGGTGTCTACCTCTTTGGTCGTCTCGTCCTCTGCGTAAGACAACGCGGACAGGTTACCGCCCTGCTGGAGTGGGATTGTTGGTTGCATTATTGATTAAAGCCTTTGCTGTATTCAGGTCTTTGCAACACACTTTGGTAGCGTTGCTGGTCTGGTTCTGCGGCAGAAGAATAACCTGCAAGACCTAAACCGGGAATGTATTTGGCCGTGGTTGAATTTCTCAACGCCTCTTTACCCATGCCGTATGCTTTTTTACCGCCCTCAATTGTTTTACCAATAAGGGTTGATGGAGGGAAAGCCATCGCTGTGTTTAATGCGGCACCACCGTAGTTGCCTTCTGCTAAGTCTCGGCCCGCGTTAAAACCACCTTCTGCACCATAAAATGGCGCCATGGCTGGTGCTAGTGCAGGCACAAAACCTGCCGCGTCAATCACACCAAAACCAAAAGGTAAATCACTTTCAGCGCCGCCAGCTATGTTTGCCGCAACTTTACGTGCTGTGGGTTTTGTCATGTACTTACTCAAAAACTCAGAACCCAGCCCTGCGATACGTTCTCTAGGGCTAGGACTCCAAGATTTTAATTTTTGGTCATTGAGCGCTTTTTTTTCGTATGCACGCATCAACATCTCGTCGGCTGAATTATCCATGGCAGTGTTGCCGCCGCGGATGTAGCTTGTCAACTCGTCCATTGTGGGTTGGCGCACTTGGCCGCCTGCGTCATAGCCACGTACCAACATCTCGGCCTGCATGTCGCGGGGTGACTGCATGTAACCACCAGCCGCCTTGCCCTCAACTGCCGCCGCCGCACGGCGACGCTTGTCTTCCAACTCTTGCAGTTGCCAGTCCTGTGCGAACGGCTGGCGCTGTGCTGGCTCGGTGTCGAGCAAGTAGTCACGCTGGTGTTGTGGCTTCCAGTCCGCGGGGTGCTTAGTCACCACTGTCTCTGGCAGACCTGACATGCGGGCCTCGTCGCGCCATGCGTTCATCTCTGCCGTTGCGGGGCCACGACCCTGCATCGGGCGTTGTGCGATGGGGTTGATGCCAGTGTAATTGTGGCGCAGGGGGTTGATCATCGCGTTGATCGCGTTGACAATGTCTTCTTGGTCGGGCTCAATGCCGCGGGCACGGAAGTCAGCCACCACCTTGTCCACCAAGGCACCGTGCTT